ACCATCTGGAGAGGAACATATGGGCAGTAGAAGATACCAGCATCGAAGGCGCTCGAGCCTTTGTAGCCGATAGTCATATAGTTGCCTGTTGCATATGGATCGATATAAACACGCATACGACCGTTCAGAACACCAGCGAACGTATTACCCGTGTCATCGATTTGGAGGTTGTTGCTGTTAAGAGCAGGCGTGTAATCAAGAACACCAGCCATCTGAAGAGCAGATGCAACATCGCTCGAGCAGATGATGATGTTACCTTTGCCACGACGTGTGTCTTTGGCAATTTGGTTAGCTTCACGCTCGATCTGGAACATCAGACCTTTGAACTTCTCAACCGACCAACGACCGTTTGCATCAACGTCAAGGTCGAAGATACCAGCTGTTGTGGTACCAGACGAGCAACCTTGTTTTGCTGTAACGTTGATTGTACGAACAACTTCACGGTTGATCTCAGCAAGAATCTCACCAGTAAGAATATTGGAGAGTTCTGTCTCTGCATCAAGACCATGAATTGCTTTAAGGTCTTGTGCAAGTTCCATCGTGTACTCAGCCTTCAGAGCACGCGAAACTGCTGTAACAGTAACTTTGTCGATCGTGAAACCCATCTGTGGGAAAGCTGTGTTGCTATCTGTTCCCAGAGCTTCTGCTTGTGCTGTCGACATACCTTTTGCAAAGTTGTAAACACCTTGCTCTGCCAAGTTAGCTGTGACAGAAGTGTTACCAGGAACACCACCGACATGCTTGAGGCCAAGTGTGTTTGCACCAGACACAACAGACGAGAACTCTGTGTTAACTTCGTTGTAGAATGTTTCAGCAACGTTTGCAGATGTCGTATTACCATACTGCGAACGCATTGCAAAGATCAGGCCTGTGGGGCCAGTCATTGGCTGAACGCCGCAAATGTCATAAGCGATAAGGTTAGGCATCGCACGACGAACAAGGCTGATAAGCACTGGATCGAAAGTTGCAATATTACCTGCGCCACCAGCTACACCCGAGTTGATAGGAACTGGCGATTCTGCAAGGAACTGGCTACCAGGAGCCTGACCACCAGCTTCCATAAGAGCTCTTTCTGTGTTCTCAAGCAACTGTGCCACGACGGAGCGCTTATGGCTATTATCGATCTTAGGAAGATCGTCGTGGTTCAATACAGGAGCCCACTTGTTTTGAATTTCTTCATTAAGGTACATTTTTTCTATCCCCTTTTTGGTTTAGTTAATTGGATGTTAATTATTTATAAAGATTATTTTTTAACCGTTCTGGAAATAGCTTGGGCGTACGCGGACACGGGGCTATTGACAGTTGCTTTTGCGGGCTCAACATTCTCTTCATTGATTTGTTCAAGAAGATTTTGTTTTGCACTAGCTGGCTTATCGGTTGGGAAATAATTCTCTTTGACAATCTCTAGTTTCTTGCGATAGTTCTCAAGAGAATCAAACTCAACACCCTCAGCAAGAGCTACAAGTTTTTCTGACTGTGTAGCAGCAAGACCTTCAGAAACCTGAGCAATAATTTCTTTACGTGAAGATTCGATTAGAGCATTTTTAAGCTCCATATTCTCTTCAATTGCCTTATCGAGCTCGGCTTTCATTTCTTCCATTTCAGCTGTCATGCCTTCGACAACATCAAACTTTTCTTCAGGAATAGAAATGTAGCTTTGTTCAAACAAACTCTTTAAGTTGGTAATGAACTCTTCGGTGATCTCAGTACGAAGCGAGTGCTCGATAGCAACTTGATTCTCTTCCATCCACTGCTCAACCGTATAGGTCATATACTGATCAATCTTATCTGTCAGATCTTCGAAAATCTTTGCTAGCTCTTCAGCAAGAGCTGTGTTATACTGCTCTTCAAGATCAGCAACAGCTTCATTTACTTGTGCGGTAACAGCAGCTTCAAAAATAACAGCTGCCTTTTCTTTAAACTCTTCGGAAAGTTCTGAACCAGCAAACATGGCTTCTACGTCCTCTTTAACACTGTTGGGAGCAAAGCTATACGATTGGCCAGGGGTAGCAGCGCTGCCCTTCATACCAACAGACGCTTTATTACTACCAGCTGTGTCTTTCGTTGTTTTAACATTGTTCTCGGTACTGGTTTCTTCTTCACCTTCACCTGGTGCAATGTGAGCAATGGTGTTCATTTTCTCACCGTTGCCTAGATGCGAGGCTGGAAGAGTTGCATTCTTTGCAACAGGATCTGCTGTATGAGAAACTCCAGTAGCTCCGCCGCCAGTTTGGATCTTTTCATCCAATTGTTTTTGTTTTACGGTCATTTAAAAGCTCCTTTGACTTTTTATTTATTTATAAAATCATCTTTTCGTAATTTCTGAGAGAAACTGCTTGAATAAATTAATTGCAGTTTCTTCTGATATTTTGCGGCGGGCTCCACTATTAATCTCTTCTTTATACTGCTCGAGCTTTTGTGCTTTGAGAACACCGTTGTCCCAAATCCACTCGACGCCTTCCATGATACCTCGCACAAATGCCTCGGGTGCTGAAGGATCTGCAACGATATCACCGGCTGTTGCAAGGTAATAATCGTCCTGGACTTCCATAACTCCATCCTTACCCTCTTTCACGCTACCCATTCCTCTTGAAGAAATACCTAAATTGGCTCCTTCATTAATTAATCCTTTAACGATATTACCCATTGGGGTGTCAAGAACTTTAGCGCGGCCAACAATATTATTCCCCTCGCGACGAAGAGATTTGAACATGATACAAGCACGTTCAAGATTAATAGTTGGTCCTGATGGGTGACCCAGCTCACCATATGCTCTATTTTTTGAGACATATTGCTCGTTGTAACGGTTCATTTCTCTTTCGAGTACCGTAATTGGATATTTTCTAAAATTCTTATTTACAGTCTCGCCCATCATAATGATACCTTCGATGAACATATTCTTTTTACCTTCACGTTCTTCGATAAGGTATTTGACATCTTCGTTAAGTTCGGTAATCAGCTTCATTTCTTTTCCTTACGTAAATGCTACTGAAGTAGCCAGAACTGCGACGTTCGATGCAATAGTATCTGCTGGTTGTTTTACAAAATATTCGATAGTGCCACCAGGCATTGTGCATGTGCCTATCGTACCACCAGTATTTGCTAAAGTAATAAGTGCGTTTGCTGACGCGTATATTCTTACAAGACTACCACCGCTGATAGTATTAGCGGTGGTTACAGAAATCTCTGAAGCAATTAATTTTACGGTCTCAGCCATTATTAACCTCATCAATGATACTCACGAGCTCGTCATATTCCTCTGCTTCGAGCATCTCGTTAATAATCTGTTTGCAATCGTCATCAACAGCTTCATATACTGCTTCTAATCGTTCTTTAACACTGTCGTCAAACATATTAAACAGATCAGCTTCTTCTTTTAATTTAAGAGGCTTGGGTGGCTGCGAATATTCGACCTCGCTCTGTAAATTATCGTGCATGTCCTGAAGAGATCTGTGAAGACTCTTCATAGCAGAGACATGCCCCATATGCATATAGCCGCCTTTTTCTTTACTATATTCTGTTGGCGACATTGCTGCTTCTTTATGAGCATCAGCGTAAGTGCCGATTTTTTTCAACATATCTTTAACACCTGCATGATATGTTGCATATTGTTCGTGTCGAGCTGCTTCATCAAGTTCCTCAACTTCTTCAGCCACTCTCTTTGCAGTAGCGGTAGCAATAGCCATTTTCTTCGACTTATCCATACCTGGTGTCTCACGCTCCATTGCCTTCGCGATTTCTTCGCGTTTCTTCATTTCGGCTGGGGTAAGAGTTTTTTCACCGAGAATTTGTGTTAGAGTTTTCACTTGTTTTGTCTCATAAACAGCTTGATCTTGTTTGGTGTTATAACCATGTCTTGTCGTAGACCGATCATATGCCTTAATGTTTGAACCACGAAAGACATCATCTCCATTGCCATTAGCGTCGTCTGTCTTTTGAACGACATGCTTGTCCATGAAGCGCTTCTCGTCCTTTGATTTAGGAACGTACGAAGTAACTGAATCAGGCTCAATAGGAGCCGTTGGTTCAGCTTTGTCCGTCTTCTTTTCCAGCAACTGTTTCAGTGTCTTCATCGTCGGTTCCTTCGTTACTTTCAGCGTCTGAGGTTTCTTCTTCCGTGTCTTCCTCTTCTTCTGTTTCGTCTTCGTAGTTAAAATAATTACTTGCAATCTCTGCTTTCTTTGCACTGATTGCATCTTGTATCTTATCAAGTACTAAAGAGTTGAATGCAGCCTGAAAACCACTCGGACTCTCATCGTTTACGGCTCCAATCATATCTGCAATAGTAAATTGTTTATCAGTCATAATTCCTCCAATTATTTAGTTATTTTGATCACCAGGAGCTACGGAACTGACTCCGCCAGGTTGAGGTCCTTGAGCTGTTGTTTTTGCTAAAGGACGTGCACCATCTACAGGCGTACCTTCTGCATCTACCTGCATCTGGTATAGGGGATCCTTCATCTCTTTTTTCACTTGCTTATTCATCTCATCGATATCATCTTCTGTTTGATACAGAACATGCTTACGTACCCAATCATTAGAGAAATATCGACCAATGTATGGTTCCATTGTCTGCAAAGAAGTAAGACGGTCACGAAGAATCAATGCATTCTTCTGCTCTTCATAAAAATTGTCCTTCGCATAATTGAAGGTGACTTTGTTCTGTATTTGTTCCCACTCTTCAATAGTCATTATGTTTTTTAACACTAATTGTTTCGAGAGAGCTTCAAGAAATAAATGATTAAACCTTGTTCTTACTCTATCAATAAATTTAGCAAACTTCATCTCGTCACGAGAGATCTGAGCATCTTGGTTGCCCAGCATAAATGTGTTATCTGATTGAAGACGTGATGTTGGAACATTCAACGACTCGTACAGCTTCTTTTGAAAGTATTCAACGTCTTGTAACTCTCCAAGGTTTTGACCAGCCGGAAGAGTTGAAATCTCCGTACCTCTGCTACCTTCTCGTCTTGGGAACCAATAGTCTTCTAACATTGTCATAAATTTACGGTCATCGCGTATCTCACCTGTGGATGAGTCATATACGATCTTGTTTTTATGACGGATCATCATATCGCGTAGGTACTGCTCTGCTTTCATTTTTGGCAGATTACCAACATCAATATAAAATATACGACGCTCTGGTGCTCTTGATATTCTGTATATGACAGTAGCGTCTTCTAATGCTCTAAGCTGATTCAGTGGTTTAATTGCTTTATGAAGATGTGACAAAACAAGTGTGCTGTTCGTGTCAGTGAGACCTGACGTGACGTGAACGATACTATCGAGTGCAATCTTTAATCCTTGCACATTACTGGCAGTACCAACTTCACCGGCTTTGTTCTGGAATCCTTTTTCATTGTATATGAAGTATTCTTGTACAACTTCTGTCTGCGATGTAACAGAGTTTTTGTTACGACGACGTGTGACTTCACGTACTTTTCGCAGCTTGCGTGGGTCAATATACCGTAGCTCTTTGATACCATCGCCTGGTTTTGTAACGTCAATCACAACGTGATAGTACATTCGCCCATCAACATACCATCTACGAAATAGATCAAATCCCGTCTTTTCAAAACTTAATAAATCAAGAACATTTTCAAATTCTTGCGTTATTAGTTTTTTAATGTTGGGTGATAGTTTTGTTTCTTCCAGATCAATACTAACTATATCTTGATCTGGATCATTAATGATTGCTTCATTGACAACATCATCAACGGCACGCTCGACCTCAGGGTGCTGTGACATTTCTCTATATTTGGTAACAAGTTCAGCCTCTGTACGTGCTGCGCCTTGCAAATCAATGTACGTACCATACGCACCACCTGCAGCAACAACAACAGCACCATCGTCTGTGACTTCAGGTGCAAATGTTGGTTGCTGTTTTTGTTCAACTTCTGGATCGACCTTACGACGGATCTCAAATCCAAACAGGTTTGCCATAACTACTCCATTAAAGAAGAGAGCGACTGACGTCGCTCATCCTCTGTTAGGCGCCACCGGCTGTGCCAGTGATACCGCCACTCACTTCCCACCAGTCATACTGGAAGGTAACCTGAAACTCTTCAATCGAATCTGTATCGGCCCAGTTCAAATCAATTGACGAAACAGACGAAGGATAGATGCCATTAAATTTATACGAACGAATAGGAACACCAGTTTTCGAAAACTGAGTAACTTCCGCTGTCGATTTATATAGTAGAGGTGCAGCAGCACCAAAAGATCTCAGATTACCCTGTAACGAATTAATTCTGTTTGACCATTCTTCCATAGCATTACGAATAAGGAAATCTTCATCATTGATGATTGTGACTGACCAATCACCGAAGGTTCTGTCACCAGCTAGCCTTACTTTACGACCAAAGTAAGGCACTTCGATAGTACCCAGTGTCGATTCTGGAATCTGTGCTGCGCGTACCATAAAAGGTACCTTAATGTCAGCAACACTGTTTGCAGGATTACTAAAAGTCACCTGGAAAAGGGAGCCACGTGCTCCCCCCAGTGTTAGCTGACTTCTAATTTCATTTACGTTGAATGCCATGTTTGTTCTCCTTTGTTCTTATTTATTATTAAAACTGACCGACGACTTCGGAGAACTCAACACCCGTTCTTACTGCAATAAAGTTGAGCTGGATAAAGTTAATACTACGAGCTGGCTTGATGTAGATGTCACCTATAAACTCATTACGGTCGATAACTTCACCTGTATTGTTCGTAGTATCGCACACAACTTTGAAATCATAAATGCCGCGACGACCTTGAACATCACGTAAGAACGGTTCTACAAGATTACGGAACTGTGCTCGTGTAAATTCATCGTTGAACTCAAACAGTGTGAATTTAGCAGCTGTCGCGATAGCTTTTTCTAGTACGATGAAGAGACGACGAACATTGATGCGGTCAAACGCGCTTGGCTTCGAAAGCAATGTCTTGTCGCCGTACAGAATAGTACCCTGACCAGGGAACGTAACAACAGGGTTAACACCAGCCTTGTACAGAATGTCACGAGCGGCTTGTCTTGGATTGAATGCTAGCTTAACGATATTCTTAATTTGGCCTCTGTTAAAGCCAGCTGGCGAGAACCACGCATCCCT